CCCTCCACTACACTCCCCTAGGAGAATAGGATGACACGAAATGAACAGAGCCAACTGGATATCCCTCCTGCTTCCGTATCTAATGGAAGCGTTGAAGAGGACCAGCCAGCTCTTGCACCGCCCGCTCTTCAACCGGAAATCGGTTGGGAAGCGAGCGTCGCCCCGCTCGAAGTCGAGGAAGTAACAAACCTCGATCTTATCGATGCGTTGGCGTGTGTGCTTCAGGCGATGAAACGCGGCGAAGTGACCTTCTCGTATTATGGAGATGAGTCACCTTGCGGCGTGCCTGAGTTCGTGTCGTTCTACCCGAAGGGTAAGTGAGTGAAAGGGGACCTTGACGGGAGTTAACCCGTTGTGCTTTCGCACCGTACAGGTGTAGAGCGCTAAACAAATCCGCGTGAATTGTGAATCTCACGCGCACTCGTTGAACATTCCACAACTTTCTGACTCCCCATGACCACGACAACGATTCGGAACCGAACGGACGGAGGGTACACGTACCCTCTAGCCGTATATACCTCGTACAACGGCGTGACTAACCAGTCAACTGCCAATGTATTCGGGAACGGAACCTACTCGACGTGTGTTGATTACGTTACCAAAGGCTTCCAAAAAGCCCAGGAACGTGGGGAGGTTGTGATGAACCCTTGGCAAAAGGCAACCCGGACGAAGACTAGTCAGGCAATTACTTACGCCGACGTCCATCGAACCGGGAACCCCAGCCAGTGGTATCGTTACAGCGGTGGTCCGTGGACGCGACTCACGCATGGCGTGGGAAGCACTACGGATCTCGTACCGAAAATAGGAACCTTCCTGTTCTCCTACGACGATGTCAATCGGATCGCGGTTGAGGCGAGCACTAATGTGCTCTCCCAGATCGGTCGCGCAAGCACCGATACTTGGGAAAACCTCGCTGAAATCCGGAAGACGTTGACCATGTTGTGGAGCCCCCTCAAGTCTTGGTTCCAGTTTGAGCGCAAAGCTCGAGCTGCTAGCCTGGGCCTGAGTGCTTCCAACGCTTGGCTTATGTACCGATATGGTATTAGGCCGTTGGTTGGGAGCATCAACGACGTGATGGTGGCTGTTGGACGCGGCATCCGAAATGAGCGAGTGTCCTCCCGCGCGCAGAGAGTGATCTCTGTGAGCAGGAATAAGACATTTACTCACTCGACGGACGGTATTCTTGCAAGCGTTACAGAAAACGCGAGTGAGAGTATCATCGTTCGAGCGATGTCGTTGGACGAGCTAACGACTGACTGGCGTTACCAGTACGGCTTCGACGCGAAATCGTTGATGACCCTACCCTGGAACCTGGTTGGTTATAGCTTTGTCGTGGATTGGTTTGTTAACGTAGGGGACCTAATCGGTTCTCTCGGACAGGCCTTCTACCCGCAGTCCCTGGGCCGATGTATCACAACTCAGCAGGTCGCGTCCGTCGCTCAAGACGGTACGACGGTCGGCTGGGCGCCCGGTTATACAGTTAATTCTCCGGGCAGGTCAGTGATACGTGAAGACCTCGTCCGCAAGGAACGAGCCGTCGGCCTCACAAGTCCGGGTTTGGTCGTCAAGTCGAACTTTAAACTTGATGACTTCACTCGGCTAGCGGATGCTACGACACTTGTGTCGCAGCAACTGCTAAGTCGCTTCCTACGTGCTAACGTCTACCAAAGATCTCCTTTCAGAAGGAAGAAAACTAGGTTAGTCGGAGGTACTTAGGGAGTTCCGCCTTCTCACAACGGTCATAATGACCACGTTCAAAAGGGACTATCCCCCATGGCACTCACGTTTAACACCAAGACCTACACCGCTGACTCCTTTAACGGGAACCAGGTAGTCTACAACGGACCGGCTAACACCCTGTCCGTCAAAGACATCCTGCGACTCGCGAGGACGGCGCCGAAACCTTCGGCGACGTACAGCGGCAACGGCCGTTTCGAGGTGAAACTCACACGTACGCACACGCTAACCGGCGCGCTGACCCCTACTGGGGACAGCATCACGACGGTCAGCTACAGCGGCCCCGTGGGAATCCCCGGTGCTGACGCGGACGCGATTTCCAACGATCTCGGCGCCCTCTTGGCATCAGCGAGCTTTAAGCTGATGATCAAGAACCTGCAGATTAGCCACTGACCTGTGTCAACGTCGGAATGTCTGACGCTGATATGGCAAGTGTTGCTATACTGCTGGTGGGCGTTCTTCTTGGGTATATCCTAGGAAGAAAGTGAGGTTGGTAGGACCACGTAAAGTGGCGCTCTGAATCACACAAATAAGGGGGTTTCCGTGAAGGTTCCTTCGAGTAAAGGCGCGAAAGAGCTGACAAAACAGCTTGAAAGCGCTGACGCAAGGCTCGGATTGGCGGCGGGTAAACTTTACCGCCAACTCCTGAGGACTGTAGTTGTAACGTGGACCGAGGTGTCCGGTGATTCGTCCCTTGAGCAAGCAATACGCTCTTGGGATATACCCCGGATGCTTTCGATCGCTGATGACCTCGTGGGACAGAAGTACCCCACGGCTGCTAGTCATTTCGCAGCACATCAGCTAGCCGCACTTATCCGCAAGTACCCTTGGACTGAACAACAGTCTGGCATGGATCCGGAGCTGACCGCCCGCCTCAACTTCCTCCGTCAGGAGAGAAGAATGGCGAAGGTCAACCGTTGGTTCCAGGCCCGTGCTCGTCGATCCCTTCAAGGGGGCGACTTGCAGTGGGAGGGTTACTTGCACCGTTCCAGGCAGTGGATCCGGTACGTCCTTCGGGACGCGCCGAACCTGCCTCGGATTTACGGTAAGTGCGACTTCACAAGCGGTGCCAATGTTGGTGTGAGTGGTGACTTGACCAATCTCGCTCGCAAGCTTCTCGCGAACGTGTGGACTGTCACGCCATCGGCACGACCGTATTTCGCGGCAGCATTGTCCGCCAACTTCCACTACGCGTCCCGTACAGGGGCGAATCGTGGGGATGGTAGACAGTGTCTTCAGGTCCAAGAACAGGATCTCGACACTTGCACCGCGATGGTCGACTACAACAAAGTCGGGTTTGTACTAAAGACAGCCAAAACACACCGTGTCATGGCGTCTGAACCGTTGGGTAATAACCTGGTGCAGAAAGGGACTGACCTAGAAATGCGCGATTTGTTGCGCAGGGTCGGTCTCGATCTACGCTGGCAACACCCGAATCAGGAGATGGCCCGGGAGGGCTCTCTCTCTGATACCGAAGAAGGGTTCGTGACCATAGACCTTAAAGACGCGAGTAATTCCGTGTCCATAGGTCTGTGTAGAACCCAACTTCCTCCTGACTGGTTCCGTTTTCTGGATGCCATAAGGAGCCCGGCTTACAAGCTACCTGGATGCGAAGGTGTTACTCGCTACCAGATGTTTGTGAGCATGGGGAACGGTTTTTGCTTTCCACTTCAGACTCTGTTGTTCGCCTCCCTGGTTCATGCGGTGGATACTTCCGCCGTGCCAGGGGTCGACTTTAGGGTCTACGGGGACGATATCGTGGTGCGAAAGAAAATAGCACCGATGTTGATTCGTCTCCTAGCGAGAGTAGGGTTCAAAACGAATAGTCGAAAGACGTTCGTGGAGGGTCCTTTCCGTGAAAGTTGTGGTAGCAATTGGTACAATGGCGAGGATGTTACTCCCATGACGCTGGATTACGCCCTTGATTCAATCGGGGCGTTGTTCAAGTTCATAAACCTAAGTCGACGGAACGTGGCGACGAGCCATTTTCTCGAGGACGCGCGTAGACTCGTACTGAGTCGTGTGCCGGATCAGTTCCTGTTCCACCGCCCTTACAAAGGGCGGCCGGATACAGGGATCGATCCGTTAGGCTTGGAGCTTCCTGCCGTTTGGGACCGCCACTCTGCGTGGCAATGTCCTGAGTGGTACGAGCTCCACACCGTGCCTGTCTCTGACAGCGCGGTGGTGGCACACCATCCTATGGGGAAATATGAGTCATCCCCAGGGTGGGTGGTCATGGCGGCAGCTCTAAGGGGACACCCTTCGAGTAAGCCGTTCGTCCGGAGACGAGCAGTCTCGACCCGTGTGCAGCGAACTGCACGCTCGAACTCCGAGATGGAGCCGAGCCAAGACTACGTGCATCTACATGCGCGGAGTCCGAGGTTTTCCCTACGCCTGGTAAGGTATAGGTAGAACCTTTCATGGGGGGTGAAAACCCTTAAATAGGGA